GCTCGCGCTCCCCGATGGCCGTTCCGATGGCCTAGCTGAGGCACTTGGGCTAAGTGATGGGCTCTCGGATGGACTTGCCGAGGCGCTAGGACTCAATGATGGGCTGAAGCTGGCAGACAAGCTTGGGCTCTCGCTAGCCGAAGGGCTTACGCTGGCCGATGGCGAAAGACTTGGTGAACCACCTATGCCGCATAGCACTGTGAAGTAAGTTATAATTATGTCTAGTTCTCCGTTTGGCGGGTTATCACAATCAAGCCTCAAATCTTCCCCCTCTGCACCAATACCGATTACGCCTGCACCGCTTCCCATTGTACGTTCTTGCCCCCTAGGCATACCAGAATTATTAAAAAGTAATTGTAGAGAGCCAACAACAGGAACAACAACTTCCCCAAATCCTATCCTTACCATTATGTCAGCGCTGATACTATTGTCCGTTGTTACCGTAAGCTTAGTAACAACAATCGCCATTCCATCAGGAACAGTAATCATGGCAACACTAGCTTGAAAGCCAGCATTCCTAAGAACCTGATAGTGTTGGGTAGCTATATCAGGATGTCCTGGAAGAACGAAGGGAATACCATCACGAAGTGTAGGCCACCTGGCCCTAACTCCTTCGTCGACTCTCGCAAGCCGTTCGCTAACATCAACAGCACGACGTTCAGTTGTGCTAAACGTCCCGTCTCCGTTGTCCCAAAGCTTAATTTGTTTCCGAGACTGGTCGTCGACCTTGGTGAGGATATAATAGCTATCAGCCATAGATAGACTAATTATGGACTAAGGCAAGTAATCTTGTCAAACTTTTTTGTCGACCTCTTTTTTTGAAGCTTGTTGCCTTTGCCCTATTAGGACAGGGATTGTCGTACAACGACAGTTGACATGAAGTGGTGGCTCATCAACATCAAGCAGTTCAATATTCAACGTACTGCCGTCAACTGTGAAGTCGTCCCCCTCCTCGAAATATGACTCATTCAAATCTATAACCTTCCCGTTCATCTCCTGACAATAAGGGCAAGTCCTGTCATCCATCTCTGCTAGCCACTCTTTCGCTTCGACCACCTCGGACTGCCTGTAAGCCTCTACTGTGGCGAAGTTGCTCGCCCTTATGGTCTCTGTCCTTGCTATCATCTCCGCCCTATTCCTTGTAGCTTCCTTGAACACATCTTCGACCCTACCTCTTAAATCGGGAACACCTTCGCCTGCCTCAAATCCTTGTGCCAATGTCTCCCTGAGCTGGTTCCTTGTAGTCTCGTTTATGCTTGTAATTAATTCGGCCCCGTTCACCCTGAGGAACCCAACAGCAGTATCTGTAATTAGGTTCAGATTACCACCAACTCCTAAGAAGCTCAAAGTGTAATTTCCTTGCTCAATCAATATCTCCCTAAGTATGTCAATAAAAACAACTTTCCATGTTATTCCTAATTCTTCAACTGAAGGAAGTATAGAAGACTCTTTGCCCTTTCTTAAATCCTTCCTCCAATGCTTAACATCCTCCAGCCTCTGCAAGATGATAGTCTCCTGATCCTTGAACAATTCAACTACTTTCTCCTTCATCTCTGCTTCACGCTCTGTAACAAACTCAATAAACTGTCGCCAATAGGCCTCCTTGCCTTCCTCATTCAATAGACTGTCTACTCCCCTAAAAACCTGCCTCTTCTCCGCTTCATCTCCAACATCTTTATCTTTTATCAAGCTACTTATTAACTTCATTAAGTCTTTCCTCAAGCCTTTCTTCAAGTCCTTCTCTAACTTCTCCCTCTTAATTACTTCCATCCTTTTGACAGGAACCCTGACCATGTGCTTATATGGCTTCTTTTTCCTTTTTTTCTTAATTTTGCTCTTAGGCTTGACTTTCTTCTTTCCTTTCATGGATTTAAGCAATGCAGATATTCCCTTTTCTGGCTCTGGCTCTTCTTGAACCCCACTAGAACCGCGTGGGCCGAAGCTGAGAGGCTTCAACTCATCTCCCCCATCAAGGGGTTCCAAATTTTCCTCTGCCCGTACCTCGTTAGGAGTCAACCAACCATACTTCAATGCATTCTCATACTTCTTGAGTTTTATCTCTACATCTTCAGGTGCTGGGTCCGTGAAGTCGAAGAACAAGTTTTTCTCCTCATACATAGGGAGTAGAAACTCAGTCAGGCAACCTACAAACTTCATCATCCTAGGAGTAATGACCCTCTCCATAAATGATATATTTGTAGCTTTAGCACTAGCCCTATTAACATCTTCTGTCAAACCAAGAATTGACTTTGGCACCTTGAATACCGCCAAGATGTCATCCCTCATCAGCCTCTGTTGATCCGCGAAGTCCATCTCTTTCGTACCCATTGTAGTCTTGTCTAGCTTGAATCCGCTTCCCAGGAAGGCTATCTTGTTAGATTTAGCCCTGCCACCATAAGAGGCTTGCCATTGAGTAATAAATCTCTTAATCACCTTCTCGTTGAGCTTCTTCTCTGTGGTAAACACCAACCCAGGTATAGCACTGTTAAAGAAGAAATTGCGGTTCCATTCCTGGGCGAACGTATGGATGTCTAAAGGCATAGCTGCTGCTTGTATCGAACCCTTACCCCTATATGGATTTAGTGGATTGAAGTATTTGAAGTGGATAACATTCTCTTTCGGGATGATGACCTTATTCATCGTGTTGCCTCCCGGGTTGTAAACATAATGCTCAATGATATCTTTCTTGCTAGGCATAATCTTCATCCAGTCAGGCCTCACGAGCCACGCTTCCTGTGGCTTCCCCCCGTCCTTCAGGATTATCCAGAACGCCTCTCCTGTAAGCTCTAGGTAAATCTGCGTCGCCTCGACCTGGTCATAGAAGGTCGTCAAGGGATTCATGTACTGAAGGAAACTCAGAATCTCATGCTCATGAATTATGGTTGTCTTGGGAATACCTCGCTCATAACTAGCCTTAAACAGCTTCAGGTCGATCGACCCGACCTCCTGGGAAATAGCCGAAATAGCTGTAAAGGCATAGCCCATGTACGCCTTGAGGTATTCCTGAGACTTCCTCAGGGGTGGTTGTGGGAACGACATAACCGCCGTCGAGGTCATCTGGGGCTTATCTACTTTTGATGATCTTGGCATGTTCAGTTTATCTTATCACTTATTACCACTATATCAAATAATCTAGACATCTGCTATAAACATCTCACCTTCCAATAAATCAGCAGGGAAGAACGCCAAAGCTAGTGCATCTGCCTTGTCCGGCGATGTTCCTAGCCTCTTTTTCATCTCCTCTTTGGGTTCAATCTTTATCTTCCTCTCGGAACTGTACTTGTACCTGATTTCCCCTAGCTGTTTCTTTAACTCAGGATCATTAGGAATACTTATCTGGCTCTTGCCATTCTTATCTGGCTTGAACATCGTCCTCAGATGCCAGAATACTTGTGCCCTTAGGTTGAAAAACTTCTCTTTCGTTTCGCTATCGGTCGGGGCCATCCCTACATTCATGGGCTCTACTTCATATTCCTCAAATTCATTCAACCTGTCATAAACTCCTGCTCCTATCCCAATAACATCAATTTCCATAACTTCTGGCTCATCCTCATCAAGGAAAGGACGCACCCAGCCCACCACCTCCATCGTGTCCATCTTCTCAGTTATCTTTATTGCCATTACTACTCCACCTTTCCTAAAGACATATACAGTCTTATCTCTACCAAAGCGGGCGACGTCTAGCCCTGCCTGCTTGTATTCTCCTTCGCAACCTTCCTGGTTCACGGCATTCTCTATCCAAACTGGAGGAATCAAAACATCCTCTGCTCCACCAGAAGGGAACTTAGACTCATAGAAGATCGTCCAATCTAGCTCAGACATCTCTTCTCTCGCCTCGTCAAGGAACTCTTGGGTCACCCTCCCCTCTGCTAAGGCCTGCCTGTAGTCAATACTTATGCTTTCATACCTCTTGCTATCAAAAGCCCTCTTGAAATGATTGGGCTCAAAAGGGTTACCTAGCTGTATCAGCTTGCCATCCTTCACCCCACCAACCATCCTCAGTATCTTAGAGAACATGATATCTGGTATGAGCGATGACTCGTCAACTATAACTATCGTCGCCCCGAACCCCATCAGCCCCCTCGCCTGGCGGGCAACGGTCTTCGCCTCTGCAGTCAGGATCATTATCTCGCTCCCATTTTTTATAGTCAGCCTCGTCTTGCTCCTCTCCCTCCTCAGTTGTTCTAACCTACCTGTATATTCAAGCATCCCTGTTAAGAAGGAATGGTCGAAGAAGTGCTCTATGACCTTGCCCATTATGATGGCAGATTGCTTTAGGCTTGGGGCAACGATGAGTATCTTCTCTTTTCTCTCTACCGCGATAGTATCTATCGCCATCGAGGCGACTTCCGACTTCCCGTACTGCGTGATTGCCTTGACTGCTCCCCTTGTTATGTGTGGCTCGTAAATAAGCCTGAAGATGTCCTCTTGACCTGGCGTAAGCTTGAACGGCTCCCCGGCCATGTTCTTGAAGTATACTTGTGTCCTGAGGCCATATTTACTTAGGTTTTGCATTCTTCTCTGTGGCGGCATCTATGATGCTCGATATCCTCGCGATCTCCGCCTCCGCATCGTAGATGCCAATGTCCTTCCTCTCCCCAAACTCTTCCCTCGTTACCTTGCTATTGACGGCGAACCACTTCAGGAAATTCTTGTCGTCTTGGGTCAAAAGAATACCCTCCTTTTGCTTATTAATAATCGAATGAAGTTCTTTAATCATGGAGTTGGCAAGGAGTATTGAAAGGAACTGGCGATGTTGCTCTATTTTGTCCGCGAACTCAGTATTCGTCCTTATATATTCATAGACAGATGACTTTGGAACTTGAGCCTCTAGGCAGGCTTTCCTGATGCTCAGCCCCGCCTTCAGGTAGGGCTCTAGTTTTTGGACAATCTCGTCGAGCTGTTCTTTAGTTAATGCTGGTTTTCCTTCTTTGTTTTCTGCCATATTGCCATTATATCAAAAATTGTCGAAAGGTCTATTGAAGTTTACTTTTCTTTATCTTTTCGATTATCTTCTTGTAATCCCTCACGCTATACTTTACGTCCCAGACATCTTTAATCTCTTGCAACCTTTTCTTCGACTCCTTTTCTCTCTCTTTCGGGTCCATGAATTTGTCCATATCTTTCTTCGTCACCACTACAGGCATCCCTTGTGCCCAGGATTGCGTTATCTTGTTATTCGACTTATACTTCCCTTTTTCGTCTCCCGATGGCGCAGGCATGAGGACGGCATCGTGCCTCACCACCTCCCTGAACAGGGTACTGTAGTCCCAAGGAACATTTTTCACCCTCAGCCTGTTCCTGTACGCCAAGGGTGGGTCATAAGGGGAATCAGCAATAATCGTCAAGGTAATACCCTTCTGGATAAGTTCGTCGAAAGACTGGATCAAGTAATGTATATTGTGGCTGTATCCGAACCAGCACAGCCTCTTAATCGGGCC